TGATTCGCGTATTTGATATGATTTTATCGAGTATTAATTTTTGGATTGACAGAATTGTAAATAAACATCCGATTGATATTTTGAGTCATCTGATAGACCCTGATATGGGTTCTCTTCCGAAAAGTGGGTTTGCTACATTGTGTAGTTTATTGTTTGGAATGTCTATACTAAGTGTTTTCGTGCCATCATCGATATTTGGTTATTTCGAAACATTTGGAAAATTAATAGTTTTCGGCATTTTATATTTAATCGGTATTATTTTATTGATATTGTTTACTTATAAATGGACATTGAATTTCGCATATCCGACAATGATTGCAATTATGTTTTATTATTTCTTTTTGAATAGACCTTGTCCAGAAGTGGATAAACCATTAAAAGAACAAATGGATCATACGATATTTGAAAGTATACGTTTTAGTCAATATTCCAAAATATTTTATTCTCTCTATAAAGCATTTCCAGGATTTATTGGTTTATTTGCTGTATTCAAAATGTTTTATACGATAACAGATGTTGAAAGTGTAACATTGAAATTTATATTATTAGCCGGTAATATAATTATGTCATTATTGTTAATTTTATATACAGGATTAAATGCTTTTTTTGGATATAAATTCAATGGAACAATGCGTGACCCATTAGAAGATTATTTTGAATCAATCAATCCAATTTCAATTGTTCGAGGATTATTTTATATGATTTCAAAACAAAAATCGACACAGAATACCGATACGAATGCTAGTACCGATACCAATACGAATGCCAGTACCGATGCCAATACGAATACGAATACGAATGACCGATTTTTTAGTGGTTATAAAGAAATGATGGAAGAGTATTCGAAATATAAAAACTAATATCTTTTTTATGTATATGGAGTTTTTCGAGCCTTTATATGACACTGAATATGAACAAGTAAACGCACATCATGATAATGACATATATGAACCAGAAACATTTTCGGAAACGATTCGTAATGCGGTAGATACGGATAGTACAGTTCAATGGTTTTTATTTATCGTACTCATATTTTTGACATATTGGACAGGTAATATATTATTTAGTATGTTTAACAGTTTACCGCGACCAAAAAAACAAAAACAAAATAATTCTTTTATTATATAACATAATGACTTTAGAACTTAAAAAATTTGATATGAGAGCGATTACTTTTGATCCTAATGAAAATAAAGGTCCAGTGATTGTTTTTATTGGTCGTCGTGATACTGGAAAATCATTCTTAGTCAAAGACTTGCTATATCATCATCAAGATATTCCAATAGGTACTGTGATATCCGGTACAGAAGCAGGAAACGGTTTTTATGGTCAAGTTGTACCGAAATTGTTTATTCATGAAGAATATAGCACTGTAATTATAGAAAATATATTGAAACGTCAACGCGTTATATTAAAACAACGTAATGACCAAATAGAACAGTATAAGAAAACAACAATTGACCCCCGTACATTTGTGATTTTAGACGATTGTTTATATGATAATTCTTGGGCAAAAGATAAGATGATGCGTCTTCTTTTCATGAATGGACGTCATTGGAAAGTAATGCTAATCATTACAATGCAGTATCCTCTCGGTATTCCTCCCAATTTGCGTACGAATATTGATTATGTATTTATTTTAAGAGAGCCTTATTTAGCAAATCGAAAGAAAATCTGGGAGAATTATGCGAGTATGTTTCCAAATTTAGAGAGTTTTGTAACTGTGATGGATCAGACAACAGAAGATTATGAATGTCTGGTAATTAATAATAATGCGAAATCGAATCGTATAACAGATATGATATTTTGGTATAAAGCAGAAAATCGTCCAAGTTTCCGTTTAGGAAGTAAGGAATTCTGGGAAATTTCGAAAAATATGAAAGACCAAGATGAACCTGAATTCGACCCGAATGCCTCGAAACGCAATAAAGGACCTGCTCTCACAATTAAAAAAACGGGAGGTAGATAGTAAAAATAAATAGAAACAATCCATGTATCAATAAGATAAATGTCATTTGTTTCAGATATTGTTGTCGGAACATCATTCGGTGACGAAGGAAAGGGTAAAATCGTATATTCTCTCTTGAAACAGAATCAATATCAACTTTGTGTTCGTTTTAATGGTTCTGGGAATGCCGGACATACAGTATATTTGGGTGATGGACGTATTGCCATTACCCATCAATTACCTGTTGGAATTCTACGCGACGGTGTATATTGTCTTATTTCTAGTGATTGTCTTGTGGATATTGAAAGATTAAAAAGTGAAATCGCTGATATAGAATCTCTCGGATTTCAGATAAAGGGTCGACTTTTTATTAGTAATGCTTGTCATATTATTACCGAAGAGGCAATTGCGTATGACCGTGCGAATAATAAGATTGGAACAACAGGATCGGGCATTGGTCCGACGTATTCCAAAAAGATGTTGCGAACCGGAATTCGTGTTGCCGATAAGAGTGAAGAAATTCTCGCATTAGGTGCAACGATTGTGAATATGCGTGATTTTTGGAGAACAACCGATGCTCGTTTGATTCTGTTTGAAGGAGCTCAAGGATTTGAATTAGATATTAATTGGACAGCAAATTATCCATATTGTACATCATCGACATGTGGAATTGCGGGAGCAGTGAATACGGGTATTCCAGTCAGTTCAATCCGACATATTTATGGTGTGACAAAAGCCTATGATACATATGTGGGAACAATGAGGTTCCAACCGGAAAGTGACCGAACATTAGAACTTATTGGACAGATAGGTAACGAATTTGGAGCGACAACTGGACGCAAACGTCAATGTAATTATTTAAATTTGAATAATTTATTAGACGCATTAAAATATAATAGTTGTACAGTTTGTATAATGAATAAATGCGATGTTTTACAGGAGGTGGATTATTATTGTGTGATTTTGGATAATATAAAAACCGAATTTTCTACATGGGAGGTGATGAGAGACTGGTTAACGGATAGAATACGTAATGGAATTCCAGGAATTCAATGCGTATTTTTGGATAGTCCCGAATATTTGCCGATAGAAATCGTATAAAATAGGGGAAAATGGTAAATCAAAATATAGAAAAAAATGTTTTATAATAGTAAGTAAAACATTTTTTAGAGAGATGCCATCTCATATTAAAAAAAAAAGAATGGTGGTGAATCATGAAACCATCGATGAAAAACATAATCAAATAATTCAAGAGATGAATCGCGATGAAATCGAACAGATACCATTGCTCGAAAAACAAAAAGAAGAATATAAGGAACGTTTAAAAAAATACAGTCATGACCAAATAGATGAGATAATGGAATGTAAAGATAAAATCAGAGAGATAAAAAAAAAGATTCAAGAGATTCGAAGAAAAAAAACCGATTATTTATTAGAAAATTCTAGATATGTGTTTGGATATTTTGAGGATAAGAAAAAAATAGCGAATCAACCAAGTAGTTCAAGTCAAGAACAAAATAAAATATTGAATTCATTTTTTAAAATACAGAGTAAAGATGTAGATAATCGTTATAATCCAAATCAACAACGTTATAATCAATCGAAACAATTATATCAAAAATATTGGCGTAATGTGAATAAAAATCTGATAGGTGGAATTCAAGATTATATGGTCGTGTCTGATATGTGTAAAGTATGTAGGAAAGGTGATTTAATCTCTCAAGATGAAGAGGGAATATTAATATGTAATAATCGTAGTTGTGGAGCATTTGTAGCGCATATAGTTGATTCGGATAGACCAACGTATAAAGACCCGCCAAATGAGCCGAGTTATAATCCATATGACAGGTCAAATCATTTTAAAGAAATCTTATCACAATTTCAAGCGAAAGAGACCACGATAATTCCACAGTCAGTGATTGAAGATATTTATAATCGAATAAAGAAAGAAAGAATAACGGACATGTCAGAAATTAATTATAATAAAATGCGAGAGATATTAAAACAATTAGGATATAATCGTTATTTTGAACATGTGCAATATATTAATTCACTTTTTGGAATTAAGCCTCCCACAATGTCAGAAGAATTACAGGAAACATTATGTATTTTATTTATTGAGATTCAAGAACCATGGGCAATTCATTGTCCGATGAATCGCACGAATTTTTTCAGTTGTTCGTATATTTTATATCAACTTTGTGTATTATTAGACCAAGAACAGTATTTGCCTTTTATACCTCTCATGAAAGATAGAGAGAAACAATTAGAACAAGATTTAATATGGAAAAAAGTATGTGAATCACTTGATTGGGAATTTATTCCTACCGTATAACAATATATAAAAATCTCTATTAGAATTATTAAATGTCATTGTCAGATAATGAACAATATTTGAATAATCTCCAAGAATTGAGGGCAAATTATTACGAATCCAATTCTAAAAAAATGCTATTTCGTAAACAAGAAAAATTCGATTGTGCCTCTCAAATAGCGCAAAATATTGATATGAATTTAGCATTTCAGCATATGGTAGTGAGTGATGGAAACACACTTTATTTGAATTATTCGATTTTTAAAATGGTAGGCTCTCCTTCTATTTATTATGATTTAACTTATCATATTTTTGGTGTTGTGGAGAGATTATTAGCTCAATATCCAAATATCAATGCTGTTTTAGATTTAAAAGGTCTTACAATTAGTGCTGTTGAGAGATATAAGGATTTCGTATTAATGATGTCCGATGAAGGAGTAAAAAACGGGAAACAATTCTTGAATTATGTGGATAAAATCCATTTTCAGAATCCTCCTAGTTTTTTAAAACAAGTTTTAGGGATTTTATTGCCTCTCTTAGACCCTGTAATTAAAGAAAAATTAGTGGTTCTATAACCGACATTATAACTTTACACCAACATTAGTAACATTATTAAAAAATGTCACTAATAAAAAAGCGATTAGATGCCTCAAGTATCTTGACGTATACATTTGCCTACTGGAAATCGAGGTACTCCATATTCACTTAATTCTTGATATACAACAGTTAATTTCTGTCCAATATATTGTTCAACATTTGCGAATAATTCACGTCTATATTCAATCGAACCTTTTGGACGCACACCGAATCTTGTACCACCTTCTTCAATTTCACATTCCCAAATTACAGTTCCTTGATCTCTTCCTTCTCCTTCACTATAACCGACAATCTTATATTCTGATTCCATAAACTCCTTATATTTCTGTAAATCTTTGCTCCTATAATTCTGTGTATATTTGCCTTCAATATTGCGTAACATAACACCTTCATATCCGGCTTCAACACATCGTCGGAAATAATCGCGGAATTCGGTTTCAGTTTGAGCAATACATGTTTCAACACGACGCAATCCCGCATATTTCTCTCTGTTATTTGGCGAATCAATTTCAAATTTATTCAGTGATTTATTTCTTGCATAAAAAGGAATTGTATTTGAAACATCAACAACATCATAAATATGATAATGGATTTTTTTCAATAATTCCCGGTCTTCATTCGTTAATGTTTGTTTTTTAATTAATCCGACAGCGACTTCAAATGGCAAATCATGGGTATATAATTCACCATCGAATACAATACTTTGCGGTTGTTGTTGTTGCTGTTGTTGTGCTAGTTCTTGAAAAATGGTGGTTAAAGATTCAACAATATGGGGGAAATTATCGATAGAGAAATGGGAACCAGTTCGTGACTGTAAATAAACGGTATTATGTTGAAAAGAAGCAATACAGCGAACACCATCTAATTTTGGTTGAATATAACAGGGAAACATAATCACATTTTTATGTTTTGTACCGGGTTCTTTGGGAACAAAAGTTTGTGCTAACATTGGATAAAATTTTTTGACTCTTACTTCATCTTGATTTCCTGTAGGAGTAAGACAATAATTCTCTTTCTCTTTTTTGTCAATCCATTTTTTTTTCACTTCAGCAATACATTGTTGTACAGCCGTGGTTTCATTTTTTTTCCCTAGATTTTTACCTTCTATAACGAATCGTTCTGTTTGTTGAAGTCGACCATTCCATTGTCCATGAAAAATAATATATTTAGCGATTTTGTCTGGAACCCGCTCAAATACTTCATAATACCATAATTTGATTTTGCCGTTTTTATCACGTCCATAAAGTTTAGGAGATGTCTCGATAGGATTCCATTGTTGATTTGATTGTTGCATTTGGAATTAGATATCTTTAGGCGATTATAAAGAATGTAGGTATTTTTGCTCTATGTTTATTTTAGGGATTTTTAATATTTTCGTTAATTATTAAAATCAAACACTAGAATGTCAACCTCTCAAAATCCTAGTTCTTCAACTACAACTACTACTACTACTACTACTACTACTACTAACAATGATTCTTACAGAATGCCCAGCGCCGAAACCCTACAAAGTGCTATTAAAGTCGCTATTACGGAAGATAGACCCATTATGATGGATTATTGGACA